CGTCACTAGCAACTCTTACAGATATTTGTCTACCACGTATTCTTGTATCTTTTTTAGTTGTTGATGTTGTAATATTAAAAGACCCATGAGTTGTTTGTGAAGCAGAAGGATATGGTCTAGTTTTTATTGTTAAATCTACAGTTCCAGATTGTGCTTTGAAATCAGGAATCATTCTACTAATAGACATAAAATTATCACCATCAGCTATGTCAATATCTCCTGATTCTACGTGAGCATTCATAGCAGCTCCATCATCATTAGAACCAGTTTCATGTAAATGTATGAAAGTTCTACCTGCTTTCAAACCAGTGATAGTGCTTATAGTGGCTGTAGTATCAGTTGATTTAAACTCAGCTGCATATGGATTGTCGTAGGTTCCTCTATCTGCCCAAGATGTTCTAGATAAGGTTCCTACATACCAAAGGTTTTCTGCATAATTATAAAATACTACTCTATCTATTTGTTGTGAATTAGCAGAAGCATAAAACCACATAACTTCATTATAATCAGTATTTGCTGCACAAAATATATCTTGTTTAGCATTTACATTTAAATCATCAAAAACATAGTCTTGAACAGTACATGGTATTTTTTGCACTGCACCATCAAATAAGAAGAAAGAGTCAGTGCCCATCCAAAAGGATACACCACCTACATCTACTGCTGCATTCAAACCAATACAACCACAAGCAGAACCTAATTGATTAAAACCAAAGGTAAGTGGTGGACCTATAAACTGCATTTGATATAAAGCTGTATCTGTCCATATTAGAACAGCACCTCTAGATCTTACTGCTGTTTGTATAAAGTTACCATCCACCAATCTTTTCGATCCTGCTGTATTAGTTGCCGTTGGTGTCCAAACATTTTGATCTTCTTGACCTGACCATCTTAAAAACATGTTGTCTTGTGTAGAAGATGTACCTATTGTTGTTTCTGTACCAAAACAAATGACATGTCTATCATCACCAGAAACTAACATAAATCTTGATTTTGTAGGTGCATTAGAAACATTTGTTACTGATGATCTATTATTAGATAAACCAGAAGATGTATCCCAGTAAAATAATCCACCATTAAATTGTAAAGCTAATACGTCTTCACCCCAGTTATCAAGAGCCCACTTACCAGATTCTAACAAAACACCTTCAGCTCCAGTTAGTCCTTCTCTTGTTGTATTCCAAGTGGATGCACCATATGTAGAAGCACCCCAACCATAACCAAATATAGATACTGCTGATCCTGTATTTATTTGATATGTTCCGTTGGCCGTGGCTCCTGTCGCATCAGAACTAGCCGCAGCTTTTGCTTCTATAGTAAAAGTATTAGCATTAGGAACTGTTAGTATTTCAAACTCTCCTTCAAGATTAGCAGCAGATATACCACCTACTGCGCCACTAACACTTGCAATAGTTACAAAGTCACCGATTAACGCACCATGAGATGAGTCTGTTACAGTAACTGTAGTGCTACCATTAGTAGTTTCAAATTGTGTAATATTACCTGTGCCTGTAGCTCTAATAGGAGTTATATCAGCGTATGAATTTTCAGAGTAAGCATATAGTTTTTTGTTTGTGCCATAGATAGCATACTTAACACCACTTAAATCACTGTAAGTTAATATAGCTCTAGTAGCACCTACTAGAGCATCACTAGTTACTTTTTCCCAACCACCTAATTTTTCTGGTAAACCATATCGAAAACGAACATTATCACAATCTACCCAACGTCCTTCTGCACCGTATTCGGTATTTTGTTTATCTATTCCTGGTGCTATTTGCAGTTTTGATAAAGGCATGATAGCTCCTATACTGCTGATTCATAAAATCTAATCCAACGATCAGTTCCATTTATATTTACTCTTATAGCTCCTGCTTTACTTGCAGTTTCACCTGTAGATGAAGAAACACTAGCAGAACTATCACTAGCTGATGTTCCATCAAAATATATAAATTCTTGATCTTGATCATCTTGATCTAAAGATAAACAAGCTATTGCTCCAGATGAGTTAGCTTGATTTATTTCTACACTTGCATTTGCTGGTGAATCAGTTCCAAAACCAATTTTATCTGCTGAACCATCTATAAAGAAAGCATGAGTTAAAGTATTTGTTTCTGCTCTAAAATCTACAGAAGCACCTGATTCATTAAATGTAAATCCACCACCATCAAAGTCAATTGCACCTGTAGCTTTTACACCACCTACGACATGTAACTCTGTTGAAGGTGAGTTTGTTTTAATACCAACACGGTCATTACCTGCATCAGTAAAGAATAAGTTTGCATCACCATTACCTTCAATTCTAAAATCTAAGTCTGCTGATGATTCATTAAATACAAAAGTGCCACCGTCTAAAGATGTATTACCAGATACTGTTAATGTTCCGTTGGCCTTGATATTTCCTGCATCATTCAAGACATCAAACATTGTAGATCCATCAGAATATAAAATGTGTTTAGATCCCGCTACAAGGTTAGTTGCTGTTCCACCTGCTGGTTTAAATCCTAGTGTATGTGTGCTCATAGTTGTTGCGTTATCAACTATGTACCATGTCTCTACGGCTTCACATTGTATGGTTGTGTTACCTGTTAAGGTTCCTGTTAATTTAATAATGGCATTACTTTGTTCGTCAGTAGTAGATCCATCAGTGGCTGTTAAAGAGTCTGTTGTGCTAGCAATAGCTACGGATACATAACCTTTAATTGCAGATTCTACTTTTTGTAAATTGTTATTTGTAATATTACCCCAAGTTCCCGAGTTTTCACCTGTGGCTTGTAACTCTAAATTTAATGAACTTGAATATGACGATGCCATTTTTTACTCCTAATCTGTTGAACCTGGCTCTACATCAACCCAGGTTATTGTTTGTGAATCATCTACTTCATTCCAAATAAAGAAGTTTGGATCACCCACACTAAAATTAATAACATTCTGAAATGCTTCACCAAAAGCAGTTTCATCACCTAATCCTACACTAATTTGTCCTGCTGTGGTAGGACTAATATTTGCGGATGCTGATACGGTCTCAGTTCCTATGGAAAAAGTAGCAGCTAGACTTGAACCAGACTGTGATATGGTAGCACCACCAGTTACGGTTTCATCTCCAATACCAGAGGTAATAGCAACACCACTAATAAAAGGCGATCCTACGTTTTGTACACCACCGCCTCTGACTGAGGCTATGGCAAACTCAGATATGGTGCCGTGGCCGAATAACATTAGCTAGTTGGTTGTTTCCATATGGCGTGTTTTAATGAGCCATCTGAATTTTTTTCTAATAATGTATCGTATTGCGAGTCGGTTGTATTATTTTGAGGAATGTCTCTTAAACTTTGTCTCCAAGTTTTAATATAATCTGGCATCGTAATATCAGACGCAGACATGTAATCTGTTTGTTCTAATCGCTCCAATCTTAGGCCTCTAATTTTTTCTAATTTGTAAGCTTTATTTTTTTCAGCTATACTTGCAAAACCTATGTGATGAGATGCAATTTCTTCAGCAGTCCAATCTAAAATTTCTGTTTTACCTGTCGCTACATCATAAACTTTTTTCTTCATATCTTATCCTTAACTATTAACAATTCCAAATATTGAAACTCTACCATAACCTCCACTAGTGCTACCTGCTCTCCAGTTTGTTGCACCACTACTAAAAAGATTTATACCTGTAAAATTTTGTGTTGTGCCGTTGTGATAATCAGTAGCAACTTGATATTGTGTTGTATTACTTGCAGTGCCTTTTTGAAGTATTGTATTTCCATGAATTTGCTTTCTTTGAAAACCACCATAAGGATTGTGAATATAAAAAACTCCACTAGCACCTGCTTCACTATCTGCATCTATATCGTAAAATAATCTACCTTCATCTGTCGTTCCATTAGAATAGTTACTCGTTCCACTACCTCCGTTTTGTGTTCCTGCCAAAGTATAACGGTAATTTGAAGTTGAATCTGCTGTGCCACCTACATTAAACCTAAAATTTAAACTAGCATCACTTTGAGGAACAAGTAATGAAATTATCATCATGTAGTTTAAATATGTAGAAGAAAAACAATTGTTAATAACCAACTCAGTGCCAGAACTAAAAGCCACTGTGGTTATTGGAACTAATCCACCACTTATAGATGTATGCTCCGTTCCTGCTAAATCTAATACATCACAGTGTAATGTGCCATCAAAATATCCATCTTTAAATTCTTTTGATGTTGAACCAATATCTACATCATTATCTGTAGTAGGTTCTATGACACCGTCTTTAACACTAAATTGATCTGTGCCACCTATCTTAACATCTATTTGATCATCTGTATCTGCTGTAATACTTGTGTCACCATCAGTATCTAAAATTAATTCATTACCATTTAAGTCTGAATCTAATGGGCCACCAACTGCACCAGATATCTCCACGATAAAGATATTTGCACCAGATGCAGGAGCCGTACTAAAAGTTATTTGTGTACCGCCACTAGCTAAACTATAATCTGTCCCTGCTTTTTGAATTACCCCGTCATGTGAAACAAGTAATTGTGCAGGAGAGCCAACTTGCGTTCCTAAACTAAATGTTGTGTTAGAGCCATTATAAGTATTACCACTCGTATCTAAAACTGCAAAGGTGCCACTTTCAATTGATTTTCCTATATATGCCATATGTTACTCCTTTGGATTGTCATTACGAACTTTATCACAGTGATCTTTAAAAGTCGTTGTCCCATTTTTTTGATCCTTATAAATCATTTCTAGTTGATCCTCAAAAGGTAAGTATTCTGTTCTTCTTTTTGCATCTACAACTGCATTATTTTCTAAAGTTGTTGCTTGAGAAGATAAAGCGTTTAATTGTGAGTCTGTGGGCTTGACTTTGTCTTTTGCATTCCATTCTTTAATGTAAGGATTACTAACTCCACCTATCATATCATCTTGAACTTTTACTTCGGATGTAAAATCTGGTGTCCTACCTAAATACGCTTCTATTTTTCTAATTAAATTACTCATTCTAAACCCCTATTAATCTAAACCCTTGAAAGTAAGATGTATCCGATTTAAATGTGTGATTAGTACCATCATACATAAAACCATATATTTCAACATAATCATCTGCATCCATGTTTACTATAGCGGCAAGACTTGGAGCATTTGGTTGATCATTTTGAAAATACTGAGATGTTAAAAAATAACCATTTTGATAAAGTTGACCTCCATTATAATAAAGCATTAGTCTAACTGCTCTGCCATTTGCTGAAGATGCTATTCTAACACCAGCAGTAATAAGGTATTTTCCAGCTACGGTTGGAGTAAAACGATAGTTTGTGCTATGATCATATTTTCCATCTGAATCAAAAACTTCACTATCAAAAGCCACTTTAGTTGTTGCTCCAGCACTAAACGTACCTTTGTCTCCAGAGAGTTTTGCAGAAAAAGCAGGCGTACTATAAATGTGAGAAAAATCCAATCTTTTTATTGTTCCTGCATCAGATACAAGTATTTCATCAGTTGATGCAGGTTCAGCCGCTAATTCTGTTGAACCTGTAATAGCTGTAGCATCTAAATGTTCTTCAGATATTGCATCATCAGCAATACCACCTGTTACTATTTGTGTCTTACTCATCTATACTCCTATAATTTATCCATCTCTGCTTTTACTGCTGTCCATGTTATTTCTGAATGAGGACAAGTTCCTGTTGTTATTGCAGTGCCATTGTTTTCTCCAGTAACCCATTGAACATTATTATTAAAATCATTTTCATTAGCCATATCACCATCAACTGTATATTGTGTACCAGATTTTAAAGTATTTATAGCTGAATAAAATTTTTGTAAATTGTCCATTATGCTAATACCTCCATTACTGTAATAGTTGAACCATGATTATTTTGACCTATTCTTCCGTTAGATCCTGTATTAATTTTAGCATAAACGGTGTACGTAATTTCTTCTGTTGTTGAGGGGCTATCAAGAAACATTGCTGTTCCTCCACCTCCTGCCTCTTGTGTGTAAGAACCATCTTGTCTTGATTTTGCTACTTGATAATCGTCACCAATCGCTGTTGCACTAATGCTAGAATGATTTTTGTAAAATTTAATTAGAGTTTCACCACCTGCTGAAGTTGTAGAAGTATGAATAGCACTCGTGGAAGCCATTATTAAAATTTTACTAGACGTAGAAGAAGGTGTTATTGCTACCTCCAATCCAGAAGTAGCGTAAGAAGTTGAAGTTGTTTCAAACTGATTTGTTTTAGTTCCTTGTACTACTTGCCCTATTTTACCAAAACCTGATGTTCCATTGATTCCTATTGTACTAAGTGCCATGTTTACTCCTTAAACTCCTCATACTCCACTATTTTTGCTCTTTCTGCTACTCTTTTAGCTTTAATGTTATCAGGTATAGCTTTGCCACCGTCTGCGGCTCTTTGATGGTACCAATCTGTGGATGTTAAATATTCTTTTGCTGTCATATTGATAGCATCTTGAGAAACAAAAGCATCTTGTTTATCCATGTCTGCTTTGACTTTTGTCCAAGTAACTGCATCGGGTTTACTTCCAAAAGTAGCCAAACCGTTAGCGTCTTTTCCTGTAACCCACTTTACATTATTATTAAATTCTGTTTCATTGGTTACATTACCTCTTATATAATAACTATATGTTCCTATTGAATCTATTGCTTTTCCACAGTTTGCCATTATGCTAGTATCTCCATCGCCACCACATAACTTGAACTTCCATTTCCTATTCTAATAGAACTTCCAGTTCCTGATGCTATTTTTACAGAATAAGTAACTTGGCTAGTCGTTGAGGGGCTATCAATAAAACTTTTTGAAAACGTTGCAAAGTGATCCTCTGTACCAGAATGACCCAAACCTCTACCAAGTTCTGCCATTATTACACCTCTGTAAGAATTAGAACTAGCACCTAAATCTGTACTATCTCTAAATACATGTGCTCTTACTCTGCCATCTAATTCATCAGGCTCCCCAAGTCCTGCGTGTATTAATATTGTGCTTGAAGAAGAGGACGGTGTTATATTACAAGCAACGCCTACATCAACAAAACTCGTTGAGGATGTTTGTGTTGCAGAAAATTCTGTATCTTCTACTACTTGAGCAATTTTTCCTGTGTCACCAATGTAAGTTTTTAATCTAGATGCTGCAGTTTTTCTAATTGTTCCACCTGCTCCATCATCTAATAAAAATAAATCAGCATCAGCTATGGCTCCACCAATATCTGTTTGTCCTGATATAATATTACTTGCTAAACTTGCAGGCACGACACCACTAGCAGGAACATCAATAGTTCCTACAGCCTTTGCTTGATGAACTACATAAATATTATTTGTGCCAGAAGGAGGTGCTCCAGTAAATGTAAGTGTAGTACCGCTTATACCATAAGCAGAGTTAGGATCTTGACGAACATTTTCTACAAAGACCTCTATGTCAAATACTGAACTAGGTGCAATGTCTAATGTAAAAGCTGTTGTGCTACCATCACCATTAAACCTCTTACCTTGAAGAGATTGAAAAGTATTCCTGGTATCTAAAGGTGTACCAATAAAAGGCATCTTATGTTATCTCCATTATTGACACAGCAATGTCAGCTGCACCTGATGCCGCTAATGAAAGCGTATCAGTGGTCTCCATTACTACTTTGTTGCCTGCTAAAAGTTCTAGAGTTCCGCCAACAGGAATAGGTGCATTAGTAACAAGCTCAACTGCTTGGTTCGCTTCGTCATTTGCTCCTGCTCTGTTGGAAGTATCTGAACTTAAAGTAACTGAAGCAGTAATTTGTCCAGTTGTAGTGTTACCTACCATAATACCAAGAACAACAGTTGTTGTAGAACTTGCTACTGTATAAATAACATCTGAACTAGTAACTCCTGCTTTTGTTACAACTTTAAAAGTATTAGCCATCTACCCTCCTTTATATATTACCCGAGTGCTATTGCAAGAGCTGTAGGATCTTCTTGAGAAAATCCTTGAGCTGTCATTAAAGTTACCACTCTAGATAATGCTGCTTTACGGTTTGTGCCTCCAGCACCATCATCCACTATTATTAAATCTGATGTTGTTAGATCTGCGCCTATGTCAGATCCTCCATCAATCTCTAATGCCGTTAATGCTACTTTACCTGCTGTAGATATTGTAGCTAATTTTGTATCTGCGATTGCAGCGCTTGATTTGATGTCTGCATTTACAATGTTTGTTATTGTGTTGTTATCTGAATCAATAGATTTGTTTGTTAAAGTTTGTGTTGACGCAATACCTGCGATTGTGTCTGTTGTTGCTGGTAATGTTAATGTTGTATTACCAGAAAAATCAGCGTGTGCTGGTGCTTGAATAGCAGCGTAGTGAGCGTTTGATGACTCACAATAAAATCTAACTTGTGATTGTGCGCCTGTATTTTTAACATCTACAACACCACCCTCTACTGTTAAATCATCTCCTACAGTAACATCAGCAGTTACTGTTAAATTACCGCTACTATCTAATTTTAATCCATTACCAGAACCTACAGTTCCTCCTGATTTAATTACTAAATTATCACTGTCAGAATCATCTACAGCGAAATGAAATTTGTCTGCTCCTTGTGTATCTAATATTATTGCTGGATCTCCAGATGCT